AGATACACTTCCGAAGATTGGTAATGGCTCAACAGTCAAAGTCCAATACGGAGAATATTCGTGGGAATACAATGGCAAGTCAGGTAAAGGCAGAGATTTAAAAGCTATACAGCTTATTGACTTGGTAGAGTATGTAGAGCCTGATGGCGCAGGAATGTATGACGAAGGAGACTTCTAATGTCACAAGAAGATAAACCTTTTATCACTATTGATGATGTGCAAATATTCGTAGAGGATCTACCCGAAGAAGCACAAGGAGTTTTTGGCAGAGTTCAAAGACTAAATCAAAAGAAAGTAAACCTAACGCTTGATCTCGAAGAGGTACAAGCAGGGCTAAACTATTTTACTAGCAAGATTGTTGATATAGTAAATAGTGATGCTCCAACTACAAAGGAGGAAGCTAACGAAGAAGAAGTGAAATCAAACAAATAATATCATCGTTATCCTAGATACCTCATTCAATACTCCTTAGACTCTTGTTTTGTGGGGTATCTAGACTTTCTTTTAAATATTGGGGAACAATAATGACAAGACCAGAAAGCAAATTTGTAAAACATATTCCATGCGAAGCCTGTGGCAGTAAAGACAACAACACACTATATGATGACGGACACACATATTGTTTTGGTTGTAACAAAAGAACATCAGGCAAAGAAACAAACAACACCTACACACCTCCAGTAAGCACCTTACCTACAGATAAAAATACTTTTCTTCATTCCTATAAAGGCTCATACAACGCGCTAGACGATAGGAAGATCAGTCTTAAAACTGCTAAAGCTTTTGGAGTTTTATCTAGCAACAATAAACATGTCTATCCTTACTACAACAATAACGAAGTAGTCGCTACTAAAACTAGAGAGATTGATACTAAAAGGTTTTACTCAGGCGGTAACTTTGAAGGCACAGGTTTATTTGGAGAACAGTTATATCGAAACACAGGCGGTAAGTATCTTACAATCACAGAAGGAGAGTGTGATGCTATGGCCGTTTATGAAATGTTTGGCGGTAAATGGGCGGTAGTATCTCTCAAGCGTGGGTGCGCCTCTGCTGTTAAAGATATTAGAGAAAGCATAGAGTTTGTAGAAGCTTATGAAAATGTAGTACTTGCATTTGATAATGATGATGCAGGACAAAAGGCAGCAAGAGAAGTTGCTAGAATATTAAAACCAAACAAAACAAAGATTATGTCTTTTCCTACTGGCTATAAAGATGCTAACGATATGCTCAAGCAAGGCAAGTATGAAGAGTTTACTAAAGCCTGGTGGGAATCTAAAACATACACACCATCAGGTATCCTAGAGTTATCTAGCAAAAAGAATGATTGGTTACAGCGTGAAGACAAAGAAAGTATTCCTTATCCGTGGGAAGGCTTGAATAAAAAACTATACGGTATGCGCAAAGGAGAGTTAGTTACTCTTACTGGAGGCACAGGTTTAGGTAAATCAAGTGTCACTAGAGAACTAGAACATTGGCTAATTAAAAACACTACAGACAATGTAGGCATTGTTGCTCTAGAAGAGAACTGGCTTAGAACTGCGGACGGAATAGTATCTATCGAAGCTAACGATAGAATCTATTTATCTGAGAAAAGATCTAAATATTCTAATGAAGAACTAGAACAAATGTTTGACAATGTGATAGAAGATGGTAGAGTATTTATCCATGCTCATCTTGGCGCAACAAACATTGATGAAATATTTTCTAAGTTACGTTACATAATCGTTGGTTGCGAGTGTGAATGGGTAGTTGTTGATCATCTACACATGCTAGTAAACGTAATGACAGAAGGAGATGAAAGACGAGGAATTGATAGTTTAATGAATCGTCTTAGATCTCTTGTAGAAGAAACAGGAGTAGGTATGATTCTTGTTTCTCATTTAAGAAGAGCAGCAGGAGAGAAAGGACACGAACAAGGTATCGAAGTATCCCTATCTCATTTGAAAGGATCACAAGGAATATCACAGCTTTCTGATTGTGTTATAGCACTTGAAAGAAATCAACAGGCAGATGATCCCGAAGAAGCAAACACAACAAGGGTAAGAGTTTTAAAGTCTAGATACACAGGGGATACTGGACTTGCTTGTAGCCTACAATATAATTCGGACACAGGAAGACTATATGAAACAGAATCTGATTTCTCTCCCCAACAAAATAGCCCATCACCGTTTTAAAAAGGTTATCTTTGATATAGAAACAGAAGGTCTTGAAGGCAATACTATCCATTGTATCGTTGCTAAAGTTATCGGAGGGGGAACTTATTTGTTCCCTCCTGATAAACTTCAAGAAGGAGCAAACTTAATTGAAAGCGCAGATGTTCTTATTGGACACAACATCATAGGCTTTGACATCCCGGTTCTCAAAAAACATTTTGATCTTAACCTTACCAATCACATTGAAGACACTCTTGTTGTCTCTCGATTAGTTAATCCAGTTCTTACTGGTGGCCACAGTTTAGAAAATTGGGGATACATTCTTTACCCTAATGATGCTGATAAAAGAAAAGCACAGCAGCCTGATAGTTGGGAAGAGTACACAGAAGAAATGGGAGAGTACTGTATACAGGACGTTGAACTTAATGCAGATGTTTACTATAAGCTATTAGAACAAGTTGAAAACTTTAGCCAAGAATCTATTGATCTTGAACACGCAGTTGCAAAGATAGTTAAAGAGCAGGAACAAAACGGATTTATGCTAGATGAAAAGAAAGCTACGCTACTTGCAGCAAAGCTTAATTCTAAGATGGCAGAGATAGAAAAGAAAGTACACGAAACATTTAAACCTAAGTGGGTAGATGATAAGTTAGTTACTCCAAAGTTAAGGAAAGATGGTACGCTTTCTAAAGTAGGATTGACCAATGAAGAAATGTCTAAGTGTCTTAAAACAAATAACTTCAAACCTTTTATGAGGCAGAAGTGGGTTACTTTTAATCTCGGTAGTCGCAAACAAATCGGAGAATACTTAATTGATTTCGGTTGGAAACCTACCAAGTTTACACCTACCGGGCAACCTATTGTAGATGAAACTACACTAGAGAAAGTTAAAGACATACCAGAAGCTACTCTCATTGCAGAGTTTATGATGCTACAGAAAAGAGTAGCACAAGTTTCTTCTTGGTTAGAGTTATCGAAAGAAAGCAGAGTGCATGGCTTTGTTATTTCCAACGGAGCTATCACAGGGAGAATGACGCATAGAAATCCAAACGTGGCCCAAACTCCAAGCTCTACTAAACCTTATGGTAAAGAATGTAGAGAATGTTGGACAGTACCAGAAGGATACAAGCTAGTAGGAATTGATGCGTCTGGATTAGAATTAAGAGTATTAGCACATTATATGAAGAACAAGGAGTATGTAAATGAAATCATCAACGGAGATATTCACTCAACAAATCAAAGTCTTGCTGGACTTGGATCACGAAGTCAGGCAAAAACTTTCATCTACGCTCTCATCTACGGAGCAGGAGATGCTAAAATTGGAAGCGTGGTTGGAGGAAATGCTAAAGCAGGTGCAACACTTAGATCTAGTTTTATCCGCAATCTACCCTCGCTTGGAAATCTTACAACTGCTGTTGAAAGAGCGGCACAAACAAGAAAGTATGTCAAAGCATTAGACGGTAGAGTAATACATATTAGAAAAGTTTACTCAGCATTAAATACTTTATTGCAAGGAGGAGGTGCAGTCATTATGAAAACAGCTCTTGTTCTCCTGTATAATAAAATAAAAGAATTAAATCTCGATGCAAAGTTTGTAGCCAACATACACGACGAATGGCAGATAGAAGTTAGAGAAGACCAGGCAGATACTGTTGGAAAACTAGGTGTTGAAGCTATACAGGATACATCTACTTTATTAAATCTTAATTGTCCTTTAGATGGAGAATACAAGATAGGAGAAAACTGGAGTGAAACGCACTAATCAATTACATCTCTTTGACTGCACTTCTCTTGATGAAGATAGTGATGGACATGTATGTATTAAGTGTGATACTTTTAAAGAGTCTTCTGAGTTTCCTTTTAGAGAGAATGACGGAACTTCTAGAAGATCTATATGTAGAGAGTGTACAAATAGAAACGGAAAGATTGTACAGGAACTAAGAAAATATAATCCTTTTCCTTGTACTGATGACTATAAATGTCCTTGTTGTAATAAGACAGAAAAAGAATTAAAAGAATATGGAAGATGGCAGGATCGTTCTGTTTGGGTACTAGACCATAATCACATAACTGAAAAGTTTAGAGGTTGGATTTGTAATAGTTGTAATAATGCTCTTGGTAGATTTGAAGATAACATTGATACCTTAAAAAGAGTTATCAAATATTTAGAGAAAGACTTATGAAACCGCAAGATAATTTTAGTAAATTTAAATCTGAATCAGGGCATTGGTATACCCAAGAGGGTGAGCCTATGTACACGATTATAGGTGTAAACGGTAAAGAAAGAAACACAACACTAAGAGATGCAAAGCAATTAGGTTTAGTTCCTTCGGTTACTACCATTATAGGAATGATAGCAAAACCTTCTTTAGAGAACTGGAAGATTGAACAAGCTCTTAAATCTGCAATTACTTTAGAGAGATTAGAGGAAGAAAGTTTTAATGCTTTCCTTTATAGATGTAAGAATGATGCTAAGAGTATTGGATTGAACGCAGCAAAAGAAGGTACAAAGATACACGCTATGATCGAGAAAGGATTCTTGGGAGGAACTAAATCTAAACCTTATAAGATAATTAAGAAGTGGCTAGATAAAAACTATCCTAAAGAAAAATGGATAGCAGAAGATTCTTTCTGTGCTAAACAAGGATACGGAGGTAAGATTGATTTGTATTCTGAATCAGGAATCTTCATAGACTTTAAAACTAAAAGTAATATCGAAGATAAAGATCCTGCTAAATTAGTATTTGATGATCACGGTATGCAACTCTCAGCTTATGCACAAGGTTGTAATGCAGAAGATCCTGAAAGAATATCTATATTTATTGATAGAGAAAATATAGAAACAATTAAATTTTTTATATGGGATAAAGAATCTCATTCTAGACATGTTGGTATGTTTAACAGTATTCTTACTTACTGGCAACTTGTTAAGAAGCACGATTCAACAGTTAAGTAATGGCCAGAAGAAAACCAAGAAAAGCTAGACCAAAAGAAAAAGGAGTACCTAAAGGGTATGACAGTAAATGGGAACACAGTCTCCACACAGGAGTATTAAAGAATTGGGATCATCATTCAGACTATATTGAATATATTATTAAAAGAAAATATGAACCAGACTTTGTTAAAGATAAAATTATTATAGAGGCAAAGGGAAGATTCTGGGATCACGCAGAGTATAGTAAGTATGTATGGATTAGAGAGTCTTTACCTGATACAATGGAACTTGTCTTCCTTTTTCAGAAACCTTTTTCTCCTATGCCAGGGGCTACTAAAAGAAAAGACGGAACTAAGAGAACACATGCTGAATGGGCGGAAGCAAATAATTTTAAGTGGTACACAGAAAAAACTTTACCAGAGGAGTTTAAATAATGATTGATTATAAATTCAATGAAGAAAATACAATAGAACAAATAAAAAGATATGTAGATAAAACATATGAGAAACACTACGCTAATGAAAAGTATCAAGCAACTGATATGATTATAGATGCAGGACACGGTGTTGGTTTTTGCATGGGT